GATTATTCCCCGTTAGCTCAGTTGGTAGAGTTCGTGACTGTTAATCACGCGGTCGGTGGTTCAAGCCCATCACGGGGAGCCACACTACAAGCGGAAGAAATAGCATTCAACCAGCCCCAATCCTGGTTGATGGGTGTCAGCACGCACCAGACAATGGACTGTCCCTACTTTAAGGGAGTAAATGTTCTTCAGTGCTCTGCAAGGGTCGGCAGTAGTAAGGATCGAAGAGGGTGCAATCCCCTCCTTTACTTTTAATAGGACTTTGATGGTCACAGAAGATGAACGATTGCGATTACGATCAAAGCTCAAGGGAAGTCTTATCGAGTTTACAAGATACTTTTATCCATTACTAACAGGCCGTACATTTATTGTGTCACAACCCCAGGGTAGAGAATCTCACCACTTGATTATTTGCACTGCTCTCACCCGAGCTGCACGATTAGAAATACCTAATCATAAATTATTAATTAATGTCAGCCCAGGCTCAGGAAAATCAACATTATTATCCATGTGGATTGCATGGACAATGGCTAAATACCCTGATTCACGCTTTCTATATATTTCATATTCTAAAGTACTAGCTGCAAAGCATACGGAAACAATTAAACGTATCATGCAGCTCTCAACTTATGGACATTTATTTGATGTAAGGATTAGACATGACTCAAAAGCCAGAGAATATTTTCAAACAACTGCTGGCGGAGCTGTGGCTGCATTTGGAAGCGGTGGAGCGATTACCGGCCAAGACGCAGGGCTGCCAGCACTTAAGCGATTTTCAGGTGCTGTTATTATTGATGATGCGCATAAGCCGGATGAAGTACATAGCGATACAATTCGACAATCTGTTATCAACAATTACAGAGAGACTATCCAGCAGCGTGCACGCGGAATAAATGTACCAACAATCTTTCTGGGGCAACGACTACACGAAGACGACTTAGCCGCGTATTTGATTTCAGGAAAAGACGGTTACGAATGGCACAAAGTCATTCTAGAAAGCCTTGATGGCGCTGGAAATGCGATGTACCCAGAGATAAATCCCAAGGAGATGCTCTTTAAGAAGCAAGAGACTGACCCTTACGTATTCGCCAGCCAGTATCAACAGAATCCCATTCCCTCAGGTGGTGCATTATTTAAACCTGAGTGGTTCGTGATGCTGGAAGAAGAACCGAATGTATTGTATAGTTTTATTACAGCAGATACCGCAGAAACAGCAAAAAGCTATAATGATGCGACTGTATTTAGTTTCTGGGGCATATATGAAATTGAATCTTTTGGTATAAAAACAGGTCAATTTGGGATTCATTGGATAGATACCCTTGAGACAAGAATTGAACCTAAAGATTTAATGCCAACTTTCTTGGATTTTTGGCAGGAATGCATGCGCTATAAGAAACCTCCCGAAATGATTGCTATAGAAAAGAAATCGACTGGTGGGACCCTGTTAAGTTTATTGGACGAAATACGAACCGCAAAGCTTATGGACATTCCTAGAACAAGAGAGCAAGGAAATAAGACAAAACGATTCTTAGAATTGCAGCCATATATAGCTAAAAGACGCGTTTCTTTCCCAGCATACGGACGCCATGTAAAGCTTTGTTTGGAGCATATGAGTAAAATTACAGCGAATGAGACGCATCGTTGGGATGATATTGCAGATACATGTGCGGACGCTGTTAAAATAGCACTAATTGATAAATTACTTATCTCTGCGCATATCAATGGCACTAATTACGATGAGATAGCAAAAAACTTAACACTGCACCGCACAAACTTAAATCGACTCAGAAAGAATGCGTATACAAAATAGTTAAATAAGATACAATAAATACATCTAAAGAGAAAGGATTCTCTTAAAGGAGCTGCTACATGGACGTAGCGAAACGCTATCAAGATAATCTTGCGCGCATCAAGAAAAAAGTACGCAATGCGCATGACTATTTCAAGCACAACTACGACCGTTACAATGAATTTCGGAAGTTTGTGTTTGAGTCGTCGTTAACAGAAGACGAAATTACTCTATTGATGTCAAGGAATCTACCTCAGTTGGAGTTTAACGTTTTAGAGGCTTACCTCAGTAGGCTTTTAGGTGAGTTCTCAAAACAAGAGCCAGATATTAAAGTCAATGCTTTTGATGAAGACCGGGCCGACCCTGTAACGATTAAAGTAGTCGAGCAGCATCTGAAACATGTGTTTATGGACGCAAACAATGAGCACACTCGGTACGAGGTCTACAAAGACTTATTATCGGGTGGGTTTAGTGTCATGAAAGTCTTTACTGACTATGAACATCCAATGTCTATGAATCAAGCCATCAAATTCTCTAGATGCGAACCCACTCTTTGTGGTTTCGATAAGATTGCCCGATATTCACATAAAGGCGATGGCAATTTTTGTTTTGAATTATTTCCTAAAGATGGAGATGAGTTTCAAGAAGAATATCCAGACATCTCTATAGCGACATTGAATTTTAGAAGAGATTTTTCGGGGTTCAATTGGTCGTATCTTAATGACAATAGCAAAATTGTTGTTGTCGGAGACTACTACGAGAAGAAACGCAAAGACGAAACGATTGTCGAAGTGCGCGATGCCGGTGTCATGACCATGAAAAAATACCGAAAGATGGTTGATGAATGGGATGATATTACTGTACCTCCTTCGATTATAGGTAAATCCCGAAAGACAACAATAGACACCATCTGCCGCTATCGGGTAATTGAAAGCCAAGTTATCGAATACGAAGAAACTGATTACAGCCATCTGCCATTGGTATTTATTGACGGCCATTCATTGTTGATTAAGACTCCACGAAATGGCAATATTAGACAGGTAACAAGACCCTATGTCTATCATGCAAAAGGTGCACAACGCCTTAAAAACTATGCAGGTATTTCGCTTGCTAATGAAATTGAAAACACGGTACAACATAAATTCATGGTGGCTAAAGAAGCTCTTCCAAAAGAAGAAAAGTTTCTTGATGCGTACCGAGATGTACAGAAAGAAGCTGTACTTGTATTCAATTCTGTACATGAGTCTAACCCTGATTTACCTATTAATAATCCGATAAGAGAGATTCAACGCGTGCCGGCTCCTCCTGAGATTGCGCAAGCGTTTACAGGTACTGATTCACTTATTCAAAACGTACTCGGTTCATATGATGCTAGCCTTGGGATTAATAACAATCAATTGTCTGGAGTGGCGATTGTTGAAGCTGCAAGTCAATCTAACGCAACAGCAATGCCTTATATCGTTGGTTGCTTGCAAGGATTTCAGCGTGTGGCCCAAATTTATGTTGATTTGATGCCCAAGTACTTCACAACACCTCGAACTATACCCATCTTAGATGAAGAAGGAAAACGACACTTTGTCCGTATCAACTCTGAAGGCGGTATGCCGATGGACTTTGATACTAATGCGCTGAATGTCTCACTCAAAGCTGGTGCTAGCTTCCAAGTTCAGAAATCCAGAACAATTATGATGGTGAAAGAGATTATGGGCATGTCGCCTCTTGTAGCTCAGTTTATGGCTGAGAAAGGCTTGAACTTCATTCTCGACAACATGGAAGGTAAAGGCGTTGAAGAATTGAAGTCACTCATTAATGAATGGGTACAACAATACCAACAAGAGAAGAAGCAAGCCCAGGAAGCGCAACAACAAAACCCTGCGGCGATGAAGGCTCAGACGGATGCTGCGAAGCTTCAATTCGAACAACAGAAAGCGCAAGCACAATTCCAAATTGACATGGCTAAATTGCAACAAGCAGAACAGAAAGTTACAGCCGATTTACAATTAGGACAGCAATCAAGCAGCGTGCAAGTGCTCAAAGCAATGACTGAGCGATTTGCAAAACAAGTCGATTATTCTTTGAAGCATAAAGATATGGGCCATAAACACATTAAAGAAGCTTTGGAAACGCATCATAAGATAAGGCAATCTCATGGAAAGCATAGAGCACATAACTGAGTTAAATGGGAAGCAAATGAGTAGCATCAGCTTTGGAGAGTTAGTAAAGCAATTAACAGGCGCATCTTTTGAGGCAGTTTATAAGGACTATTTAAACAAAGGAGAAGGCAATGGCAAAAGGGAAGGTAACTTGGAATGATTTACATTCCGCTACATTTAATGAATTAAAGAAGACATACCGAATTAATGACCGCCAACTTGAAAATCAAGTAAGAACACATATGGATGGCGCTGGTAACGCAGAACGACGCGAATTATACAAAACAGTATGGGATAAGAAAAGATGATCACAGTGCAATCTCTGGAAGCAAGAAAAGATATATTAGCTACAACGCTTTGCAGTTGTGAAGAAAATTTGGCATCAGTAAAACAACGCGCAAAGATTATTAAAAAAGAAATTGAGAATACACGAGGCGCTATTCTTGAACTAGAAAGCCTTATTGATGGAGTCGATCATGCCTCTTACTAAAGGCAAAAGTCGCAAAGTTATATCTGAGAACATTTCGGAGATGGTCGCTGCTGGCCATCCACGAAAACAAGCAATTGCTGCCAGCCTAAACGAAGCTCGTGAATCTGGTGCAAAAATCCCAAAAAAACCTAAGGACCAACAAATGAAGCACGAGCATAAAAAAGAACATCACAAAGAAGATCACAAAGAACATGCTAAGAAAGAACCCCATGGGAAACATGAGGCACATAAAGACATGCATCATCACCACAAAGAAATGCATAAACATCATATGAAAGAATTAAAACACCATGAAAAAATGATGTCGCACCATCACAAAGGAACAAAAAAAAAGTAGGCCATCCTGATAAAAAGGAAGATGAAGGATTAATACGTAAAATGGTTAAAAAGGGCTGTTTAAAATGATAAAAGAATTAGAACAAAGATTGGATGTTATATGTGAATCACTAGAAGGTCAGAAAGAAGAGTTTGAAGAAGCTGCTACGCTTTGCGCCCAAGCAATAAATGGAATGAACCAACGAGTCGAAAGGATAGAAAAATGGATGGAAAACGTAAATCAGTTAAGAAAGATAAATCGGGAAAAGATAAAAGCCCATACTTGAGACACGAAGAAAAGGATACAAAGAAAGCATTTAAATCGGTTGAAAAATCTGTAAAGCCTGTTGCAAGAGATACAAATAAAACGAGACGAAATACTACTAAAGCTCGTATTGTTGGTGATACGGTAAAGACAGAAAAGCCCGCTGCGAATCTCAGGAGAGCTATGAAAATAGGGATGAAAAAAGATTGTTAATTAAATATTTATACGATTAAGTACAGGGAGGTTAATATGAGTTTATTTAGTTCGATGATATTGCCGAGTTTAGAAAAGGGTCTGATTGCCTTAGAACCTGAATTTAAGATATTTCTCTTAAGCCAAGCTAAAGCAGCTTTACCCGATTTATTAAACTGGATCGAAAGAAAGCATGCCGAAGAGTCTTTGGCTCAGACTGGATATAGTCATGACTAATAATTGGATAAAAGGGGCTATTAAGCATCCTGGCAAATTGCATCGTGAACTTGGTGTTCCAGAAGGAGAGAAAATTCCAGCCAGGAAAATGGCTAAGGCAGAGCATAGCAATAATCCCACGATTCGAAAAGAAGCCAATCTTGCAAAGACATTAAAAGGATTAAGGTCTAAGTAATGGACGAAAATAAAGAAAAATTGAATGAAAAGAAAGCGAAGGAATTTTTCATGCCTAAAAAATCAAATTGCGGGCGCGTTTCCTATCCAATTGGTCTTACTAAAATGCTGAAGGAATATGACAAAGAATTATTGCATAAACTACCCAATGAACTGAGGGGGGCTTTAAAAAATAATTATTCTGGCGCTTGTGATTATCATTTGAATGAATTCATACATGGGTTTTTTTAAGGGAGCTAAAAATGAAACAAAATGGCGGATACAATAAACCTTCTCATCCAAGGAAAGGAATGATCGACAATCACATTGTACGTGATAAACATCAAGAAGGAATCGAGAGAGTCAAGCAACGTAAAAGCGAACACGATCCTCGAGATACTGAGGGACATAACGGCAAAATGGGACGCGGTGATAAGGCCGAATGGGCACGCAAGGGCGATTCATTAACCCCTAGAAAAGCGTAGCAATTAAGCTAAAATCTAATAAGGACATTACAATGGGTATTTTACAATCTCCGCTTCCTATTCCGGTAACGAATGGGAATTATCCTCAATTCAAGTTTGCTGTATTTACTGACAATTTGGGCGCCGTAACGACTGCAGGATATTTAAATAGTAGTAATATTGTATCTGGATTTCCTTTATCAAATGCAGATATTGTGATGGCATTGTATAGTTACAATCAGCAAACTACCTCAGGAACATTCGGTATATTCACGGTTAATATCGCACCTGCATCGGGGCAAATTATTTTGACTTTATGGGGTAACTCAGGCGATGCAGTTCTCCCTACTACAGCAAACTATTTGGCACATTTTACAAATACCACAGGGACTATTTCTTCTGCCTCTGGTAATGTCATTCAGCCTGGAAATATTTCTGCGGGTTTGTCAGGAACAGCCGGAACAGTAGCCTCTTTCCCTTCTGTTGCAAGTAAAGGTTCTTTAATATTGGCAGGCGTTGCTAATACAGGAAATACTAATACGACTATCAGTAATTCTGCAATGGGTCAAGCTTCAGTGATTAGCATTCCAGATCCTGGAGCAGCCACAGCTAATTTTGTAGTAGCTCCCTCAGCTTTTGTGAATAATAATTTGGTACAGGCGAGTGGGACATCTGGTTTGCTTGTGGACTCAGGAGTTTCTGCAGCAAGCTTGCCTTCTGTCACTACTCCTACTATAGCTAACCATATAGCAGTATTTACTAATACCGCCGGCAATCTAGGTGAGGATGCAGCCACAGCAATCAATGGAGGCAACATACAAGCAGGCCTTTCTGGAACAGGGGGAACTTTGACATCTTTCCCAGCAGGAAGGCCAAACAGAGGTTCATTAACCGTTGCGGCGGCAGAAAATACGGGAAATACCGCTACAACCATTACTAACGCTGCAATGGGTCAAGCTTCAGTGATTAGCATTCCAGATCCTGGAGCAGCCACAGCTAATTTTATGCTTAATACTGGTGCTACGGCAATGGCTGCAGGAAGTAGTATTGTTATGGCCAAAGTGAATGGTACAGAAGTATCTAATGCGATGACAGCGAATGGTGTTGCTGGATTGATTACTACTTCCGTTATAACCATTGGAGCAGGAGGAAGTTATACGATTAACTGGACAAATTCTTTTATCACGTCAACTTCTGTTATTTTACTAACCTCTGTGGCGGGAACAAATACTATTCAGGATTACAATTTGAGATGTATACCCGGTAATGGCTCAGCATCTCTTATTATTTGGAGTACAAGTTCTGCATCTTTTAATGGAACTTTAACTTTAAGTTATTTGGTTATGTAATAAGTTGTAACCTTTTATCAGGCTTAATCTTTTTTCTTCCTTTTTGATTAAGCCTGATATCTTTACATCGGAATTAGATTTATTTTAAACCATTTATCTATTTCTATTTCCTTATAATAAACACGTCCGTTTAATTTGTAATAGGGAAAATCTTTGGCCGTGTATCTTATTCTTCTAACCCATCGCAATGATACCGAGTAATGACTTGCCAATTCCTTCTCTGTAAAGAATTTATTGTTATCTAATATCATATCATCCCTTTCAGTTATTCTATTCCATTTATAACTATATCCTGTCCTTAGCTATCGGTCTTCTACCTTGTTTTACCTTTTATTACCTTGTCTTACCTTTTATTACCTTCTTTATCATTTTATTCCTATACGCATCGAGACGCTCTTATTTATCAACTACATTGTTTGTGTGGGGCATGGATTGCTAGCAAAGGATTGCTAACCACATCAAACGAGACCCACGCGTTATGTGGGGATAGATTTTTAGCGTGACGGCGTAATAGTCCGAGACCTGTTCGATAGGCAGTGGCGTTACCGTGGCGGGGCAATAGCTAGAAGGAACGATGATGGACAATAGTGTTATGGATAACACCGCGCCTGATATTAATCAAGCGCCCGCAGACCTTTCGCCTCAGTCAAATGAGCGGAGTTTTAAGCAATCGGAATTAAATGAGATTGTTGGAAGAGCGAAACATGATGCCGTGGAGTCGTTTAAACGTCAACAGACGCAGCAACAGCCAGCGCAACAACATGCCGCTACAGAGCCAACGTATTCACAGAGATTATTGTCTGAGGATGATGTTAAACGCCTAACCGGCGAAGAACTGAATCGTCAACGCGAAGATTGGGAGAGGCAAAACCTTGAACGTCAACAAGCGGATGCAGCCAAAAGAATTGTGGGTTCATATCAAGAAAAGATTGCGGCGGGTAAAGATAAATATGAGGACTTTGAGACTGTCACGAATAATGTTGATATGCGCTACTATCCTAATGTTGTTCAACTTTTAGCTGAACATGTGGATAATGCCGCCGACGTATTTTATGACCTGGCAAGAAACAGAACTAAGCTTCATCAAATAGAATCTGTATGCCAACACAACCCTCAAGACGCAATATATGAGATTCAGCGTTTGTCTACCTCCATCAAGGCAAACAGTGATACCTCAAGAGTGAAATCATCCAATTCACCATTGTCCCAGCAGCGACCTTCTTCTACCGGAACGGATTCTGGCGGCGCTCTGTCAATGAAAGACTTGAAAAATAAATATAGAGCGTAAGGCCGCCTGAGTCCTAACTTAAATTCTAGTTAGGAGTTACTAACATGGCAGTTTTCCCTACGAATATTTTACAACAAGTACAAACCTATCAACGATCTGGGCTTGCACTATTACAGAACTTATGTTGTCATATTGCTACAGCTAATACAAAATTTAAAGATTTTGACTTAATACAAGCCAACTTGGGCTCGACTGTGACGTTCGATTTACCACCACGCTTTACCACTACTGCAAGTTTAGTTGCTTCATTTCAGCCAGCAGTACAAAGAGTTCAAACTCTTGCGTGTGACCAAGCAAACAACACTTCATTCGCTGTTACATCGCAACAACGTATCTTCAACCTGGAAAAAGGCGAAGAAGATTACATGCGAGTGTTCGGAAAGTCGGCTATTGCAGAGCTTGCAACTCAAGTTGAAGGCAACGTTGCTCTTAACTGGGCATCAGCAGTTAATTCACAATTAACTAATACGCTTAATACTTTCTCAGGCCCATACCGATTCTACGGTAATGGAACCCAAGCACTCACATCATACCAACAACTTGCTCAAGCCATCATGTTCTTCAAGAACTACGGCTCTGTGGCTGAAGGGATTAAGGTGTATCTTCCTGATACAGTTGTTCCAAGTATTGTAGGAAATGGTCTAAATCAATTCGTTCCACATAGAAATGATGAGATAGCAATGAGCTGGGAAGTGGGCGATTTTGGTACACCTCGTGTAAATTATTATCAATCTAACTTAATGCCTATCCATGTATCAGGTAACACAGGCGTAAACCAAAATACTCTAACTGTAGTTTCTGTAAACGATCCTACAGGACAAAACGTAACTCAAATTACTGTTTCTGGCGCTACTGCTAGTGACTTGAACGCTGTGTTCTCTGGCGACCTTTTCAGCTTCCAAGATGGGGTAACTGGATTTACTAATATGCGTTATTTAACGTATATTGGTCACTTTATATCGGCAAACTCCGTTCAATTCCGCGCAACTGCAAATGCTGCCGCGAACTCATCTGGTGTTGTAACAATCAACATCACTCCTGCATTGAACTGGGCTGGCGGTCAGAACCAAAACTTGAATCAACCTATTCAAGCTGGAATGCAAATTCTAGGCCTTCCCTCGCATCGTTGCGGCGGTATCTTGGGTGGCGATGCATTTTACTTAGCGATGCCTCAATTACCTGAACAATCACCGTACGATACAGCTAATGAGTATGATGATGACACAGGTTGTTCATTGCGATTAACATATGGTTCTTTGTTCGGCCAAAACCAGACTGGTATGATTTATGACGAAACACACGGCTCAGTGATCGTACCTGAGTACTCAATGCGTTACGTCATTCCATTATCACAAGGCTAATTGAAAGTCACCGTAACTGCGGTTTAAGTCACCGCAATTGCGGTGACTAACCTAACAAATTGAGGATTAATCATGGCTACATTTTCTGCACCATCCATACAGAACGACCCCATTTATGCGTTGCCACATCTGTATATTAGCGGCTTGAACATTTCTTTTGCTTCTACTACGGTAATAGCAATCGCTCCAGGGCAGGCACGCGATGCAAATGACATCATTGATATGCCTGTTAGCTTTCCAGATGCTCTGAATAACATTAATCCAGGCGTTTCATTCCGTGACTACCAGCAACCGCTTTTGATTAATTCCGCAATTGTCGGTGCAAATGGTTTAGATAAGGGAACTATCGCTGCAAGCTCGCAATATGCCATCTATTTAATTGGTGACTCACGAGGCTATAACCTTGTTGCTGCTGTAATTTCTTTAACCTCGAATGCATTTCCGACATTACCTTTAGGGTACGATTCTTATCGATTGCTCGGGTTTGCTGCCACTGACGGTTCATCACATTTTGTGTACGCGACTCAAAAGCCTCAAAACATGGTAGGCGCTCTTCAATACATTAATAACCCCGCGCTTAATGTTTTAACTGGTGGCACAGCGACAACATTTACCGCGATAGACTTAACCACGAATGCGGCAGTTCCAACAACCACTCTTCCCAATATCATCGTTGAATTATTTGTAACCTTCACTCCAGTGGCTGCGGGCGACACGGTTCAGTTTAGACCTACAGGCTCTTCTTCAACAGCTGGATTGGTAACAATAACTGGTTTAGTCGCGGGTATAGCTCAAACTCAATACATTCAAGTGATTGCCGGTGTCGGCGCATCTAAACCTGAAATTGATTACAAAGTAACATCAGGAAGTGATGCGGTTACGGTTGGAGTAGCTTCGTGGATTGGAGTCTCTAATACTGCATATCCAGCCTTAGTATAAGTAAATCAGACCATTTCGAGTATCTCCTCGGGGTGGTCATTTAAAGGAATTTTTATGGCTTCTGCATCTTTTCAAAACAGCGCAGTATATGCATTGCCGCATTTATATCTTCAAGGATTGCAGATTGCTCCTGCTTCCCCAAACGCAACGACTATAGTAGCGGTTGCACCAGGGGCTGCACGAGATTCTGCCAATGTTATGGATATGGTTGTAGGTTTAGGGAATTACGTAGGTTTTAACGAGCCTCCATTACAATATTTAAATTATCAATCTGGTCTCTTCGTCGACTCTACAATAAATGGCGCGAACGGCCTTGATTCAGGAACGATTCAGCCAAGCACGCAATATGCTGTGTATTTGATTGGTGACTCACGTCAATACAATAATGTTGCCGCTGTTCTGAGCCTGCCTAGTAATACTTCCCCTACATTGCCCAGAGGATACGATTCATATCGTTTGCTTGGATTCTTAGGCACAAATGGGAGTGCATTATTCCAATACTTAAACTCTGAGCCTCAAAATATTGCAAATATACAAACTTATTTCAACAATCCCCCTATTAACGTTTTAAGCGCAGGGAATGCTACGACGTTTACTGGAATAAATTTAGGCAATAATTTTGCTGTTCGTTCTTTAAGCTTACCAAATTTAATTGTAACTATATTGGTGACCTATATACCGTCTTCTATTGGGAATCAGGTTCAATTTAGAGCCACCGGCACAACCTCTGTAAGCAATCTTGCAACAAT